TATTTGTCCAGCGTTTTTTAATGATTCCTCATATTTTTTTCGCTGCTCCTCAGTCGCCTTTATTCTCTCTTCTTCAATCGCCAGTCTTGCCAGCGCCTGATTAGCGGCTATTTGAGAATCAACATCCCCCTTTGCCACAGCGTCTTTAAGCTGAATCTTGGCTGATTCCAGTTGAGATTTTACGCGTCCTGTAAACTCGTTAACATAGCCATCATCCAATTTTTCAAATTTTGATTGTAAATTGTCTCGCTCTCCCTGGACTTGCTGGGCATAATTGACGGCTTCTTTTTCTCTTCTTTCCGCCTCACGAATCTTATAAGTTAAGCGGTCAATACGTTTCTTGACACCCTCACTATATTCTTCGCGTTCGTCTTTTTCTTCTTTTTCTTCTTTAACTTCTACAACAGGTTCTTCTTTTTTCGTTTCAACCTCTTTTGTATTAGCTTTAGAATCATTTATTTCAACATCAACGGAATTTCCAGTTGTATCCAGATCAACCATTGATGTTTTTTCTTTTAATGCTTCTTCTATTTCAGGCATGGTTTCCTCTCCATGTTAAACGGTTAATGCGTGTAAAATATCTTCTGGATCTTCAATCGTTCCCAATATTTCATCATCGTTTAGTACGCGTATTTCTCCCCCATCAATATAGATGCGAGAACCAGCGTAACGTGCAAATAAAACCCAATCTTTTTTCTTGCACCATGGTCCGTTGGGAAACTTATCTTTATCGTTATAAGCGTCTGGTCCCATTTCCATGACTAATCCACAATTAGTTGCAATTTGAGATTCGGTTACTGTTTTATCAGATAGAATAATTCCACCTTTTGTTTTTTGTTTAGCTTTATAAGGTAGAACAAGAATTCGCCAACCAGTTGGTTTTGGCAAACTCATTTTTTCTAATGGTTTTTTTCTAGCTTTTTTTTCTTTTTCTACTTCCTTAATGCGCCGCTCAGCGACGTGTTTCGGTAAAATCAGAGTGTTCATTTTGCTCCTGTTTTTTTAGCAGGTCCGAGAGTTCCTGTTCGATATAATTTAATGTATCAAGTTGACCTAAATGATTTTGATAGTCATTCCAATCTTTGACTTGGTTACTTGTTATTATCTCAATTATTTGGGCTTGTCTAGCCCTAATTAATTTAAATATTCTTTCTGCTAATGTAATTGAATCCATAAATTATTTTTTCTTAAAATAGTTCATTGCTCCTGCTGCACCCTTAATACCAAAGCTCGCTGAGCAGGCAATGTATAACAAATGCTTATAATAATCCGGAAGCGCATGCAAAGCCAAAAAGCCCTTTTCAATATGGTCAGTCATTCCAGGAAAAAATACAGCCACTGCAGGTGCCAGCAAGCAGATGAGAATTAGTTCGTCTTTCCACGACCCCTTCATTTGCTCCACGGCAGATGCTTCCCACTTGACTTTCCCAGCGATTTGGTCTTCCATCAACTTGGTGTCAGCCTTTATTTTTGTAAGTTTTTGTTCAGCCTTCAGTTTTTTTGTCGTTACAAAACCCTTGACGACGTCGCCAGCGACGCCGATCAAAGGTTTAAGTAGTAAGTGCCACACGGGTTATGCTCCTCCACCTGTGGACATTTTCCACAGAATGAATAATACAACTGCAACAATAATACCGGCTTTAATCCAGTCCTTCATGCTCCAGTCATTCCATTCTTTTATCCAACCCCAAAGGTCTTTAATGAGTTTCATGTTTCCTCCTAGTGCTCCGTTAAATTAAAGTCAAAAGTAAATTTGACTTCTTTTTTAGATTTTAAAGCTTCTTTATATTTTTTAAAAGCTTCTTTTATATCATGTTCACAGTTATGGCAACCACAATGACAAGTTTCACTGTCACTATGATGACACGCGTGTCCACAATTTTTACAAGTAGACATTAATGTAATGTCGCTTTTTTTTCGTATTTTCTAACAGTATCAGCGAATAATTTAAACATTTCTTCCGTTTGATTAGGACCAAGAATATCAATATAAATTGCCCTTGCCACGGCAACAAGTGCCGCTGCAATGGATAATGGATCAGCTTTATATTTTTTTGCAAAATGATGCACATCACCCATGATAAGATGCATATATTGATCTTTTTCCATGAGAAACTTTTTATTTAGCAGTTTTTTTGGATCGTCTGCCAATAAGACCTCCCTTGCTAACATATGTCGGTATCTTAGCACCTTTCAACGCTTTTACAATCTCTGATACACTCATTTATCTTGTTTCCTTGTTTGTGCCAAAGACGTTTCCGATCGCAACACAGCAATGTCTTCCTGGCTTTTTATCTTCTCTTTATCAATTTTATCCTTTTGTTCAAGCTTTTCTTCTTCAAAACCCAGTTTTTCAGTGTCCAAGTCCAGTTTTTTCTCTTCCGTATCCTTGCGTTGCTTAATTTCCTGTGATCGAAGATTCAATTCTTGCTGTTTAAGGTCAATTAATGGATCAGAGCTCTTTTGATTGAGATATTCCTGCTCTTCCTTGACCAATTCGGCCGTAATTTCAGCGATTCTTTCCGCAATTTCCTTTTCATTTTGCATTTGGAACTGTTGTTGCAATTCCGGTGGTACTTGACCACCAAATTGAGCCGCCTGTTCCTGCATAATCTGAGCATTCTTCGCTTCAACCTCTTCCCGAGCCATCAAAGAAATATGCTCGGACATGTGTGCCTGCAAAATACCCATTGTCGGCGGATTATTCGCCACCAAGAAGGAACTCATGAACGCCTGATGAGCATCGATATGCGCCGCATGATCCTGGCCTTGAAAAGCTTGCAGTTTCATCATCTGCAAAGACTTCGAATTTTCCATGCCAGGATCCTCTGGTTGCGGCTGTTGTGGGGGAGGAAGTATCTTGTCAATATCACGAACACCCAATGCCTCATACATACGTCTGTACGCTTCATGCAGATTATGCATTTGCGGATTGGACGTTGCCATTTGCATTTGCGTCTGCGCCAATGTTACGCGCTGTGACATGGAGAAGATGTTCGGATCTGAAACCGGTAAAATATCAACACGATCATCAAAATCAGCCTGCTTGATGATACGATTGCCACCTCGAACCGCGTACGGATATTCCGGTGGCAAACTTTGTGCCAATACTTTGGATAATAATTTAAATTCAACTTTTTGACCGTAGTGCAAACGCTTGTGTATTGCGTTCATCACTTTCGTGCCGCGTTCCAAAATCGCCATGGTCGTGCCAACAGGATTGGCTTGCGAGCCTTCTCCCATCTTGTTGTCGGCAATGGACGCGAAGCGTCTTCCTGCTTCAACGACAAAACCTAATAATTGAAATAATGTTGCGCTTGGTTCCTTGTAAGGAATCAGCATCAGGGATTCTCGGATCGCGCCTCCCGGTGCGTCGACATCTCGGAATTCTCCCGGTTGGAGCGGCTGATCATCGTCGCGAACACGCAACCCTCGGGCTTTGAATCCTGCGGGGAGATTAGACAACGTCCCTGCATCAATAAGCTGGCGTAGGGCTGAAGTGGCAGTTCGCGATAAGCCGCCGAGCATGTGGATAAGACCAAAGCCATAAAAGCCAAGGCCAGGTAAAAACTTATAATGGACAAAATAGGAAATCTTTTTGCGAAGCGGATCCTGCTCCTCGTAATTTCGATAAACCGACAGAACCTTTCCGGATCCTTCGTCAATGGTGACAACATAAGGCAGCTTTATACCAGTAGTTTCACCGGATTGCGAGTTCTTATCCTCGAATCCCGGTATATCCAAATCACAGTGGAATTCGAGTAAAATAATCTCTTCCGCATTGATGGTCTTTTCCACGCCTTCCAATTTGTTGTAAGTTTCTTTCGCCTTGTTCGGCTCGGATTGCTGCATGGAAATATCAATGTCGCGGTACATACCGCTGACCTGTTTCTTGCGCAACTCGTTGCCCATCATCTTGACGACGTGAGTTATGCGCTCACATGATTCCAAGTCGGTTGAGACATACGGAATTACCACATCTTCTGCGGGAACAAATTTTGACACCGCTCTTCCCCTGACTTCATCGTAGTAGACTTTACGAAAAGCACTACCTGCTAAAGGCAGGTGAAATAGCATCTGATCCAGTTCCTGGTCATATTCCTCCATGACGTAGGAGATCTGGTAATTCATAAATTCCTTGACACGCTGGGCTTGTTGCTCCGCTTCCGGCGTAATCTCGCCGACGATTTGCGTTCGAACGGGACCTTCAGGCGGCAGTAATTCTTTATACGCTTGCGCCTGGAATTGCGTCACCGTTTCCGCCAGCAAAGGATGGGTTACGCCCGTTGCACCGGCAAACGGCTTTGAGCGGTCATCATACTTGAATCCCAAAAGATCCAACCCGTCGCTGTAGGTCTTCAGCCAAGAACTTCTTGCATCCTTATCGGCTTCATAGTCGCCGACAAGACCTTTGGACAGGCTTTCCAATTCATCATCAGGAATCAATTCCGCCAGATTGGCGTTGAATGTTCCTTTGTCCGAGGTGTCTGGAAGAGGATTGACAATCGCCGATCCGTCCTCCATCATGACCGCATTGTTCTCCATGCCGGGCACTGTAATTTGCTGCTCGGAATTTGGCTCGATGTCCAGGTTGATGTCTTCGTTTACTTTTTCTATTGCCATTATCTTACTCTTCCAAAACCAACGCCCCTGTCTCGTCGATCAGGATTCGCCATACTTCTTATTTTTCCAACAAGGCTTTGCAATCCTTTTTGCACCGAACTAGTTCCTTCCACCCTGCTTGTCTCTTCAATGGACGGAACCAGCGCTTGAAGCTGATTGATAATTGAATTAATGTTCTCTTCGGACGTGTCCCTTTGCTGTGTTGCTATTTGAAGAGCTAAATCAATAATGTTATCCTCCGTTATAGTTCCGTAAGTGCTTGTTCTTTCCATCTCCGGATCACCCGTTCTCATGTCCTCTAGCCTTTGCGCCTCTGTTTCTCCCATCGCTCTTCTCAGCATAGACATTC